CTGTATGCATATGCACTACCTTCACCGTTTTGTTCCTCAAACTTTTGGGCGCTATCTATAAGTAACTCTGGGTGATCACACAGCATTCTGAGTGCGGTGATCTTACTCATGATTGATCCACGCATAGCATCTGCTGGTCCACTTTGCTTGCTTTCATGACCGTAATGAGCCATCAAAGAAAAGTTTGCACCAAGAAGTTGTTGTGCTTCTATCAACTCATTGCAGAGTTCTTCGGCAATATACTTGTATAGTTTTTTACTGTCAGTATCAAATTGCACGACTATTGGATCACGATAAATAGTGTCTGGAAGATATGGAGCGACATCTTCATCTGTCTGAGTTTTACGCACAGACGCTTGTTGCACTTTCTCATGGAACAAAGGTAAGTTTCTATAGCGTTGTACACCACCAAAGTGATTGCGCACGATAAACGTCTGATCAAATAGATCAAATCTTCCAAGTAGATTAGGATCAACAAACTGCATAATCGAGTACAGTTCTTCTGGGCGTCCGTTCTCAATAGGTGTACCAGTCAGCGCAAACCTAACCTTTACATCCTTTGAAAGTTGTTTGACCTTCTTGGCCCTTTGGGAACGGAAGCCTTTTATCGCGGTTGCTTCGTCGCATACGACAGCATGCCATTCAATCTTGCTAACAATATCCCAGTCATTAACTACGGCTTCATAGTTACAAATGATGTAGTCAGTGGATTCAACCCATTGTTTTTCTCTTTTTGATTTAGACCCATCTATAACGGTTGATGATGAATCAGAAAACTTTGCTATTTCTTTTTGCCACTGGTATTTTAAACTTGATAAACAGATAACTAATACTGGTTTTGTAATGTCTTGAGAGTCTCGCAAAGTTTCGATCGCTGCAATAGACATGGCTGTTTTACCAAGTCCCATCTCGTAAGCAACTAACATCTTTTTACGGTCAACCATCTTGGCTACTGCCTCGACTTGATATGGTTTTAAAGATTTTTTAAAGGACATTTTTATCAGGATTATCTACAGGTGTAGGAGTTGTGACCAGGGTGCCACAGTCATCGCACTCTGCATCTAAAAACCACATCGCTATATCGTAGTCTTCAAACATCGCTTTAATTCTAAAAACCAAATGACCACAGTTAGGGCAAGCATGTGTAGGAACTCCGCGTGCGTCCAATGTCATGCGTATGCCTCTTTGCCATAGATCATATGCTTGGCAGTCTCTAGCCCACGCTGTATCTGCTTCTCGCTCATGTCTCCGACATCTTTAACATCTATGCCAGCGTAGTTTAAGTAACGAAGATCAAATCCATACTTGCGTGAGAATCCCAGCATCTGCTCTGATGCTTTCTTTCCTGCCTGATCATTATCAAATGCAGAGATAATGCTTGTTGCTCGACGCATCAACTTGCCCTGCTCTTCGCTAATGATTGCTCCAAAGGTAGCGATAGCGTTGTAGCCAAGACCAGTAAGACGAACAGCATCTAGCGGAGACTCAACAACCCATAAAGGTACAGACTCATCAAGAATCTTTACTCCAAAAACTGTCTTCGATTTCTTTACTCCTGGTGGATAGTTCTTAAAGAATCGTCCTGTTGCGCCCTTTTCTTGCCATCCCCAAAGAGAAAAATCATTGGGCTCTCTGATTGGCAAAATCCATGCGCTGTTCTTGGCATCCCAAAGAACTCCGTGGGCGTTCACTGCTTCGCGTGTGAGGAATCTCTTCTTGAGTTCTATCTCTGGGGCGTCTGTAAAGACCGCTAGGCGAGCCTCTGACATCCCAATAGGTTCTTCTGGTGTTACGTACTGAGGGAGGTCTCTAAGGCGCTGCAAAAGGGTATCTAAAGGTACTTCGCTCTTCTCTTTGAGGAAGTCTTGGATATCAAAGTGGTCAAGACCTTTTAGATCACGGACAAGGGTGTACATGTTGCCCTTATATCCACAAGAGAAACAGAGATGTACACCTGTCTCCAGATTAACCCACCATGATGGGCTGTGGTCATCACTGCCCGTGCGAGTCTTGTGCATAGGGCATAGCCCATTAACTTCGTTGCCTCTCTGGGCAACCATGCTTACATCTAGGTTTAGTAAAACCTTTTCAACATCCATTAGCGATTAGCCATGTGCTTAAGACAGAATGAACACTTGGACATTTCATCTTCGTCATGGAAGCATCCTGTTTCCCAGTTCCATGTGATCGGTGTCTCTGTTGGTGGGCAGTTACGGCTTGAGACAATGCGAAGTTTTCTTACTTCTTCATCTTCTTCTACAGGTTCTAATCCCAAGATAACGTCAGAATCTTGGAAGAACGAAGACGAGTAACCGATGGAATCAGCAGTCACTTTTCCACCGCGCATCTTCCATAGCAAAGTCTGTGTTGTAATAATTACGGGTTTGTTAATCTTCTGAGCCAAGCGCTTAAGACCACGAGTGATATTAGTAATTGCTTGAGGTGTATTCATTTCACCAGATATTTCATCAAGCATCAAATATACACCATCAACAAACACCACATCAGGTTTTGTCTGTTGGATCTTTGCTGCTAAAGATGACACTGTCAATCCATTAACAGCATCTACAAGATGAAATGATTGCATATTTTCAATCTTGTTGAGGGAAGAAACATAGCGAGCATCTTCTGCTGGAGTTAACTTACCTCTACGCAAACGAGTGTGAGAGATATTTGCACGAATGGAGTCGTGTCGCTGTTGCTGTTCTTTGTTGTTCATCTCAAATGATTGAAACATAGGAACTTTACCTTGTTCATGAATATTGATAGCAATCTTTAATGCGATCTGTGATTTACCAGTCTTTGGTGGTGCAATGATGGTGATCAATTGACCGCCCTGTAAACCAGCAGTTGCTTCATCAATCTTTTCAAACCCTGTAGGTATACCTAAGAACTCTTGGTTCTTTAATGACTGGTATTCCTTGTACCGTTCTTCAACATTCTTTGACAAGTCCATCTCGTGAGTGCCGAGAACACCTTGTTCGTTAACACGAGTAAGAGTTCCCTCCATAGCAATGAGGGCTGCTTCATGGTTGTTTTCTTGCAGGTTCTCAATCGCTGCTTCCAGTCCTTGACGAGTAAGTAAATTGCGACGGAAGGTAACCATCGTGTCCAACAAGTAATCGATGGTGTCTTCAACATCTAATACTTTGTAATTGGGGTAGTGGTCTTTAACTACTACTGCTGTAGGTACTTCGTTGTATTCGTTGTAATGGGAGATAACAAATTCCCACACACGACGATTATCATCGTCAAGAAACCAATTTGCTTTTACATCACGTTGAAGGGCGGGGATTATGTCTCTGTCACGAATGACTTTACTGACTAAACGGTGTTCATTATCTGCTGCCATCGCGCCCCTCCTACAGGTTTTCTAGTTCTACTCCCCATGACCCGTACCGAGCGACTCTACCAGGTAAATCAATCACACCTTTAAAGTTTGCTCTGTAGGGAAGATCATCAATAAAGTTATCGATGTCCGTATACAGTTCCGCGTAGTTAAACGGGTTTGCACCTCGTCTATCTAGCCTAGCCATAAAACTATCTAAATGTTGCTGAGTCCAGTCATCAGATTCATACGCTGCTAACTCTAATGACAGACCATATTTATTTCCTAAATCCCACAACTGCTTCAATGCTAACGCATTAAGTCTTGTTATCTTTCTTTCTTGTGTAGTCCTAAGTAATTTTTTTGTATCCACCATCTCGCTGACAGCCACAACATCAATAAGGACAATAATGCGAGGAGGCGTTTCGTTCGAGATGTCACCATTTTTCATATAACCTCAATAGTAGAGTACTTTAAAATCAACTCTCTAAAGCGTACTGGATCATCAATTGCATCAGCAACAACTTCTTCACTTACACCTTTAGGAATGCTGATTGCGTAATGACCATTGTTAATTCTGCTCTTAATGTTTACATACTGGGTGTGCTTGCATGATCCGCGCTTCTTCCACACAGGGCATGTGCATCTGGTGTCTTTACTTTCAGTGTCAATCTCGACCTCAAAAACCCCAGCACCTTGAGGAGATATGAACAGTTGAATTGTCCGCCAACTGGTATCCATACTCATCCCCTTCATTCTTGGCCTCGTCGATCTGAGCCAACGATGGGAACTCGTACAAAGGCTTCTTGGGCAAAACTTGCCATAGCCTCTGAGTAGTTTGCTTCCCAGTTCTCAAGTTTAACATTTGTCGTCACAATTGTTGGTAAAGCCTTGTCATATCTCAAACGAAGAATTTCATCAAAAGAAGCATCGTCATACTTTGAACCGTACTCTTTGCCTAGATCATCGATGATAAGAATTCGCACATTTAACCAGTCAAACCGAGATCTTCCATGTAAGCCATCAATTCGGTCAGTAACACTGTGGTCAGTTTCCTGGTCAAAGGTTGACTTCTTTAGTGAGAGAAACTCTGGGTAAGTTAAGTAGTGGATAGGGCGAAAACTCATACCAAAATCAGAGTTCTTAATTCCAAAGGCATGGCACAAAGCCGCATCATCATCAGGAAGTCTGCGGATAACTTCCATGGCTGCAACAACTGCGTGAGTTGTCTTACCGATACCAGGCCCTCCGTCAAGGAGAAGACCAACGCCAGTAGTTCCTAAGTTCCCAATGTTCTTAATGACTTGGCCTTCAATAACCATGTCAATCCAATCACTGATCTCTGCTGGAAAATATCCAGCCTTTTCAATGATGTCGCTAGGTTCTAAGCCTAGAAATCGTGTTGGGATATTAGAGGTGCGAAGTAACCAGTGCCTCTTCAAAGAAGAGAGTTGAGTGATGTCGTACATTTACGCCTTAAAGGTTAGTTCGCCAGCAAATGAAACTACTTTGCCTGCAGCGTCAACTTTCTCTCCAGCAATCATCTTCACGCTTTTACGAGGAGTTAGTTCAAGAACCTTTGATTTAATCCAACGCTTACCTGCTGATGCGTTTTTCCATGCAGTTGACAAAATGATTTCAGCAGTTCCATCTTCTCCTACCACAGAGACAAATGCCATCCATCCTCCACCTTGTTCTGTGTTGAGTGTGAGATCTGCGGTGAACTTCTTAGTTACTTTCTTAGCCATGTTGCTCCTCGTGTTATTAAGTGTGTTGCTGCTGATGTAATTAAAACTACTAATACGTATCCAAATACTTCTCTCATTTGTTTGCTCCTTTGAGCCGCAATTCGTGGCGTTGCATCTGTGCACGACCTGACATGGTGTTTTGGAATGTGCGACCATCGCTGGCAGTGAGGACACTAGCAGATGCTTTTGGAGTTTCGTCAAACTCTTTGCTGGCGATCCGTGGAAGACCAAGGTTCTGGCGTGCTTGGTTCATCTTGGTTCGAAACGATGCAAGGAAGCGCTTGTACAAATACGGAGCCTCATCTCCAACGTCTGTAAAGTTGCGTTCATCCGCCATGAAGAGGCGGAGAAGTTCTAACTCTAGGAGTGGTGTGGTTTGGTATTGGGTTCTGAACTTGGCAAGGGCTCCTGAGAGTTGCTTGACGTTGACTGTTCCTGGTAGGAGTGGGAACTTCTTGCCAACTCTGTAAGAGAACTCAGCAGCGACGTCCATGGCAGTCCACTCATGCTCTGGTCGCTTTCCACGGGTTCTTGGATCGTTCTTTCGGATCTTAGGCTGTGGCGCATCCCTGTCCTCAACAAGGCCAAAGCCTGCAAGATCTTCGCCATCGTCGTAGCCTTTCATTGGGATAAGGATTTCCCTTCGAATCTTTGATTCAGAATATTTTAATTTATTACTATTTGTAGTATTACTACTAGGTACTAGTTGTATATCTGTAATATTACTATCTGAACTATTGATCACCTTATCAGGTGAGGATGGGTAATCTACCGTCAGTTCAGATGGGTAATCTACCGTCAGTTGGTAGACGTTCTTGCCCTTGTATCCGTTGGCTCTTTTGGTGTTGACCACGGTCAAGAACCCCTTGGCTTGTAGGGCTTTAATGGCATCTCTAACGGTTCTGTCACTAGATTTGCCAGTCTGACTACCCAACTCGGCTACAGAGGCCTGTAAACGGCCGTCAGCGCCCGAATTCAGGCACATAAAGGCCAGGAGTCGGAACTGGTAATCGGTGATGTCAGCGGAATAAGCGCCCTCAGGGATTTGCACGGGCGCAGACTACTCCTCAAACGGGTCGATGTCGTTGCGACCTTCTAGGTTGTCCAGGTGAGCGTTGACTTCTTCGGTGAGCAGGGTTACCACCTTGGTGGTGATGTAGCCAGCCAACAAGTCCACAAGGCTCATGAAGGTGTCTTCGATCGCCTCCAGGATTTCGTCCTCATCAAGGTCTGGATCGCCATGGTCAATCTCAATCACATCTAATCCGTCCATGATGTTCCATGTCTCTGCCCCATAGTCTTCTACGGAGTGTAGGACTGTGTGAGACTCTGGACTGTCATCCCATACGATGGCAAGAACGTCATCAGGTATGTTGATCATCTTTACAACCTCTTTGATGGGGTTGTTTACCTTAGTAAAGTTCTTTGATCCGCTAAGGACAACATTTGTAAAGTCGCTGTTCTCTGAGAAATAGGCGTGAAACTCTAGGCCGTGTTTTTTAATGACATTCCATACGCTTTCAACAAATAACTTGTTAGAAGTGATTGGAAAAAGAATAAAAGGATCGTCATACATAAGGACGAGTTCTTCAAGTCCTTCTGTCACATCGATGTTTTGAAAAGATACTACCGATATTCTTCTCATAGGCGTGGCAACTGTCGACGCGCTTCAAAGACAACAGGCTTATTGAGGTACTTGTTAATCATCAAAGATAAGAATGATGCTGCAGGTACTGCAACAACTAATTTAAGATCCCAATATTTGAGAAGATAAAGTGCGCCAAGACTTAACGGCATTGGTAGGAGTTTATTAAGAAACGATTTATCTACAATTACGTAGGTAATCAAATCTAAAAACTCAATGGCGTATGTAACTGCCATTCCTGTAAGAATTACGGAGATTAGTAAGTTGACCATGTCCGCATACTACACGGTTAGGTTGTTGTACTCCACTGCTGCATAGGTTCGGACACGCCAAAAAACGTTTTCTGGAAGCCAATCACCAAGTGTTTGAGCCAAAGCCAAGACTTTTAAGTCTTTGTTTATGTACAGATAAGATGGGGAATTGTTAGCAGTTCCTGACCACACGCACCCTACAGATGTTGGTAACGAACCATCAATATAGTCTGTAGGAGCAAAGTGAGGAGTAACTGTGGGGTTAAACCTAAATGTGTTTTCAAATTGAACGCAGTCAATATAGAAAGTTCCAGCACCACCAGAGAACACTATTTCGTATGTATCTGTAGTAGCAGTGGCATCTGTTAGATCTGTACCATAGATACGGGTCCAGTCAGCGTATGTTGCCTGTGTGTATGGGTCGTTGTCAATGATGTTTCCATCGGAATCTCTACCAATAAAAGTTAGCAATATGTCAGAGGAAGACTTCACATACGCAGAACCTGTGTAGTACTTTCCAGGAAGAATAGTTGAGCGGTTAGATGTAAATGTCCATGGACCACTAGCCACAATCTTTGCACTTTTACTTCCTGAGTACACCTGTGAAGGCACGTCAGATACAGTAGACACTGAAGCAGATCCTGAAAGAGTCCAGTTATCTGTTGCATTGTTTTCAAATGATGGGTTGTAAATAAGATTTGATTTGTTTGGGTTAAGAAGAATGTCTACAGCACGGGCTTCATCATATGAAGCAGTTCCTCCTGTTTGCAAAGACACGCAGTCAATGTAATACGTTCCTGCTGCTGACCAAGAGAATGTAATTCCAGCGTATGCTGCATTAACGTTATTAGTTGCTGGAACAGCAATTCCTGACTCTGTTGTAAGAGATGTTCCAGTGTAAGAGTTTGTAATTGTAAAGGTAGTAGCAGTAACAGCAGTAATTGTTGCATTTGATACGTTAAATCCTGAGGTAGTAAAACCAGACACCGTTACGTGTTGCCCTACAGTAAACTGGTGTGTTGTAGGGGTTGTGTAAGTGATGGAACCAGAGACTCCTACAGCACTTGCTACAACCGAACTGTATTGCGAGTATGTAGTTGCTGAATAAGTGATTTGACCCCAACTACCAGTTGCTGCTGTACCTGATGCTGGAGTTAAATCTGATCCTATTTGTTTACCATTTTTATCGTAAAACTTTAAGGCTGGTTTAATTGAGCCAGCACTTGTAGGAGAGATTATCTGTGCTGAAAGGGTGTACTGAGTTCCAGGAGTAATAGGAACTCCTTTAAGAATTGGTGAGTCTGCTCCTAAGGTCATAGAGCCAGCCCCTGAAGCAACAATTTTGCACGAGTAATTCAAGTCAATATATTTGTCAGTTAGTTGTTGTACAGGTGCTTCATCATTGCTTGATGAGATAGTTGCGTTTGTAGCAATCCAATTACCAGTACTATTATAAAAAGTAGAGTCCTGAACACTGAGAAGAAGATTACTTGATGTAGTAATTGTTGGGGCATAATTAGTTAACGACTCAACATAAGTCCCTAAACCAGTTGCTGTTCCTTTACGGGAATATAGATAAAACGCTTCACGTACAAGTTGCTTTTGGCTTTTAATAGACATTCCAGGCTCTGGAGTAAGGCCAAAATTTTGTGTTTCAAGAGGTAGTAAAGATACTGGAGTGCTAATTCTGGTGTGATCAGGAAGAAGAAGATCTAAAAACGTTAAAGATTCGTCTAATGTAAAACCAATTCCGTCAGTAAAATAGTAAAGGTCTGAGGTTGGGTCTGGTTCACCGATAGGTGTTTGTTCTTTGCTTGTGAACACTCTAGGCAATGAGCGAATTAATAAGTCTGTGCTTCCGTGAGATGTGGGAACAACATCGTATACAGCGCCAGCAGGAACCCACACATTGTCAGATGTAAATAAAAACATCGCGTAATAAATTGGTTTACCAGGGACAATAGGTATGCCAGCGGTATCTTCAATCCCGCCACCATCGTTGAAAGATGTTTTTGTTATTGAGGAAGATACCTGTTCCCAAACAATCACACCATCTTCGGCAGTTTCAGGAAGACTATTTTGGTTTCTAACAAGGCGAATAGCAGAGTAAGTTCCAGAAGGTGCTTGCCAGTTTACGTATACCTCAGTTGGATACACCACCGTAATAGACATTGGTGATACGGAGTTAGGTATCTGATTAGTTTGACCATAGACACTTTCCCCATATACCGCTACGCCATAATTAGCCACAAATTATTCCTTATGCTCCGATGAGTAGAAGTGGGTTAATTGTTGCTTCAGGAGTTGCCCATGAAGCGTTTGATCCATCTGTTGTTAAGTAGTTTCCAGCCTGACCTGATTGGCTAGGAAGAGCGTTAATTGTTGACCATGCATAATCGTAGTCTGTACCTGAAGATTTAGTAAGCACTTGTCCTGTGGTTCCACCTGATGGTGTACCAGTAAGTAGGGCTTCATTGATACCGTATTCAATGTTAGCAAGACGAGCCTTTAGAGTTGGCCAGTTTGTGGTTGTCTTATCAAAAACACCAATCCAACCAGAACCAGTAGCAATGTTTGTACCAAGGTTAGACTCAACAGCGCTTACTTCACTTTGAAGATCATTAACATCAGCGGCTTGAACTGTTGTAATGAAGTTCAATTTAGTGCTGAAGTCATTCTTCACGTTACTTGGGTAGTACGCAGTCATGAATCTTCCTTTCCTATCTTAGAATTGTATTTTCTCGTCTTTATCTTTTGTTTACTGCATGAACCTTAAGGATATTATCCTCCCATTATTAAGAATAACCCTGAAAAAAGATTTCCAACGTCTACAGAGGATGTCCCACTTGACCCCTGTATACCCTGAGTTCCCACACCTATAGCGCCTTGCAATCCTTGAACTCCCTGCACCCCTTGAGTTCCTTGGATAGAGTTTCCCTGAGTTCCTTGAACGCCTTGCGTGCCTTGAGAACCAGTAGTTCCTAGAGTTCCCTGTAAACCAGTATTTCCAACACTTCCTTGTGTTCCCTGAGAACCCTGTGTTCCTGCTCCAGTTAATCCTTGAGTGCCCTGTGTACCTTGTTGGCCTTGAACGCCATCTGTACCCTGTGTGCCCTGGGTACCGTCTGTACCCTGAACTCCTTGGGTACCTGTAATACCTGTTGCACCTACAGCACCTTGTAACCCTTGACTTCCCTGTGTTCCCAAAGAACCTTGTGTTCCATAAAAACCTTGAGTGCCTTGAACTCCCTGCGATCCCTGATAGCCTTGCAATCCATAAGGTCCTTGAGTTCCAAGAGCACCCTGTAAACCTTGAAGTCCTTGAGATCCCTGCGTTCCAGATCCCATTGCACCTTGAGTACCGATAGTTCCCTGTGCACCTTGAACACCTTGAGTTCCAGAGCCTAAAGATCCTTGTAATCCTTGTGTTCCTGACGAACCTTGAGAGCCAGAACTTCCCTGTACACCTTGAATTCCATGTCCAGCAATAATTCCCTGAACAGTATTTTGTAAAGAGTACAAAGTTGTTTGTAAAGAATACTCTTTTTGTGCAAGAGCAATTAATGTTGCTGTTACATCTACTTCTTGAGTTCCGTCATTTTTTGTTACAAGAATAATCTCATGGTTAATATTGTTAAGGCTTGTAGCATTTGATAACGCTTTTAAATACAACTTTTTATTTTTACCTTGGTTTGTTCCAAAACTACCAAGCCAAATAGGATATTCAGGATCTCCACCAATGTAAGCAACCCACACCCCTTGCCCAATAACAGGTACGTCAAAAGACGTGTTAGAAGGATCAATAGGCCAAGCCCAGTCAGTTACCTCTGACCCTGTGGTTTGTGGGATTGACAGACGAAGTCTACGTTGATTTTGTGGGTCGTTGTTATCTTGAACAACTCCTCTATAGATTCCGTAATGTCTTTTAATATCATCCACTACATCGTTCCAATATTGATGTTACTTACCTGAAATCTAAAAATTTCGTTTGCTGATCCTATTAAGGTTGAGTACCCAGTAAAGGCTCCAGTCCCTGTAGCAGTACCGCTGGACTGCGTACTAGCAACAGTAAAGTGCGTGGAATCAGCAACCGTTGCAACTGCTGCAGAAGTTACATTGTAACCACTGGGACTGAACCCAGTAACTGTAACAGTTGATCCAACACTCAATCCATGAGGAGCGCTAGTTGTGTAAGTAATTGCTGTTCCAGAAGCAGCAGCAGACGTAATAGGTATACCATAACGGTACAATCCAGTTACACGTGCGGTTTTAACTCCATTTAAACCGTTAACTACTGCCTCAATATCTTGAGGATAAATAGTTTCTTTAAAAGAAACTGCGTTATAACCGTACGTAATAGATAAAGTTGACAAAATTGAACTTGTTACATCTGATTGTTTGTATTTAGGATCAAGAGAGTATGTCAATGAAAGAACAGCATCTACATACGTTGGAGGTTGAACGCTAAGAGAACTTCCAATCAGCA